GGGTGATAAGGGTAGATATGACTCAACAAATCAGTTAAAAACATTAATCGTGATGCAAGTGTTAGGAGATACAAAATCCTTTTTTGAATCACAAAAACAACTGGAGGATCGATTAGATTTCTTTACTGACTATATGATACCAGATGCACAGATACAGAATAACAATATAGCGCAGTGGTATTTATTTGGTGGTAGTGACGGTATGATGAATGATATGATAGAGTTACAATGGCAGAAGTAGAATTTGCGGGTTTGAAGTTCAAAGGCGGGAAGATCTTTGTTATTATTACAGCTTTAACAACACTAGGTGGTGGACTGTGGGGTGGCTTTGAATTTTACAAAGACTATCTCACGATGAAAGAACAAATACAAGAATACGTTGCACCAGATTTATCTGGCTTTGATAAAAGAATAGATTTAACAAAAGAAGAGTTAAATAGCAAAACAGATCTTATACAAACAGAAGTCAACATGATTATGCAAGAGATGGAAATGATTATGTCAGAAATTAGATTAGTAAGTGATGTGGCTAATGAATTGAAAAATGATCTTCGTCAAGATGTAAGACGTATTGAGAAAGTTGTAAATGATGTTGAGCAAATGGTCAAAGAAGATTCGAGAGAAACCAACCAGGAGTTAAGAGGTACCACGAAGGACATGTCGGAACGCATGAAAGAATTAGAGGATAAGATTCAATCAGCCATGAATGAGCTAGAAGAGAAGGTAGAGAAAAGGATAAAACTCGCATTAGAAAATCCTTTATCACAGATGTAATAATATGAAAATATCAGACAACACAGCGATAAGCATGCCAATGAGAAACTTAATTGGCCTAATTATGGCTATAGGGATTGGTATATTTGCCTACAGTGATTTGACACAAAGGCTGACCCAACTTGAGACTGCAAGACAATTAATGGAAGCTGATTTGTTAAAAAAAGCTGAGCAGACTCCTGTAAATCAGGAGCTCTATATGCTCATTGAGTTTCTCGCAGGACAAAATGAAGTAATGGAAAAAGAGATACAGTCTATTGAAAGTAATAATATAAACATAGATTTTCTAAAAACACAGGTAGAAAAAATGCAAAGAGACGTAGAACAATTAAAAGATAAGGTAAGACAAAATGGCAGTAATTGAGACAGTTTTTGCAATGATGATGATAGTAAACGGGTCTATGGATGGGTTTATGAAGACAGAGGGCCTATCTCACTGCCTTAAAGTCAAGAGAGAAAGTGAGCGCAACTTGGCGGACAACAGAACAAATGTTATTCGCTATGAGTGTGGTTTAGTTAAAGCAGAATTAGAACCAGACTCAGAAGGTGTTCTAAAAATAAAAAAGATAATAGAGCGTAAGTAATGGCTAAAACACCTAGTAACGAATACTTTACACCAGTTAAAAAAAGAACTAGTATAGGACGTTCTTCACGCAGTAGGCCAAAGAACAAAAACAAAAAAAGACAATATGTCAAATACAGGGGGCAAGGATGACCAAATTATGTCCAAGAGGTAAAGCCGCAGCAAAGCGTAAGTTTAAGGTTTATCCTAGTGCATACGCTAATGCATATGCTTCAAAAGTTTGTGCAGGAAAAGTAAAAGATCCAAGCGGTGTGAAAAGAAAAGATTTTAGAGGTCCTAAACCAGCCAATAGAGCAAGTGGTGGACAAGTAGTAGATTTTAATAAAATATCGCAGCAAAGAAAAAAAGTATCACAGTTTAACAACGGCGGTATTGCTAGGGGTTGTGGCGGTATTAGAGGTGATAAAAGAAAAAAAACTAAGATTGTATAATGGGACTAAAAAAGTGGTTCGATCAAAAATGGGTTGACATAGGCTCAAAGAAAAAAGGCGGAGGCTTTAAGAAATGTGGTCGCTCTAAACAAAAAGCGGATGCAAAAAGAAAATATCCAAAATGTGTTCCAGCAGCTAAAGCTGCAAGAATGACAGAGAGTCAAAGAAGATCAGCAGTAAAAAGAAAAAGAAGTAAAGCTCAAGGTGTTGGTGGTAAACCAACAAACGTTAAAACATTTGCAGCCACAGGCGGTTTGATTTCAAATCAAAGAAGAGCTGGTGCTGCTGTTCGGGGATTTAATTTTAGAGGTGTACTTTAAAAAAGACATAATAGAAGATGTTCGTAAGTGGTCTGAGCATTATTTAGAAATACCTAATAAACATTTAGGAGGATTTCCAGCGTGCCCTTTTGCTAAAAAAAGTTGGAAAGATGACAAAGTTGTTATTGAAGTAAAACGTAAAAACAAGTGGTATAAAACAGAGCTAAACGCTCATTTGAAACAACTAGATTTTTCTGTTCATGAGATATTGATATTTTGTGATCCTTACTTTAATTATTCTTTACAACAATTTCAGGATATCATAGATGCGTACAATACTTGGTATAATAAAAAAGATATATTTTTTATGGGTTTTCATCCCCACAATCCAGCCAACGAGGAGGAGCAAGAGTTTCTTGTCACTCCAAATGGGGAGGCCCCTACTGTAGAAAGCGACATGGAATATTCCATGATGCTTGCACAAAAGTTCTCGCAATTACAGGAAGCTTCTGATAAATTACATAGAATTGGTTACTATAAGTTGTGGCCAAAGGGGTACTATCAAGACGTTGTGGTATCAAGACAAAAAACCTATAAACGAATATTCGGAGGTCGACATGATGGGTAAGAAAAAAGCCGTTATGAAAAAAAACGGCGGTGCAATGAAGGGCAAGAAAAAAGCCGTTAAAAAAAGAGGCGGCGGTATGATGAAAAAAGATCCAATGGCTATGGCTATGGGTGGAAAGGTTTCACCTAGAAAAGCAATGGCTATGGGTTTGATGGGCGGCGGTATGGCTGCTAAGAAAAAAGCTGTCAAAAAAAGAGGCGGCGGAATGATGAAGGGTAAGAAAAAAAAGGTAGCAAAATAGATGCCAACTTACGCTTCAACATCAACTTTTGATTTGACAATTGATCAAATTTGTCAAGAAGCATTTGAACGTTGTGGTTTGCAAATTCGTGGAGGACATGATTTGCAAACTGCTAAACGTTCGCTTAACCTTATGCTTGCTGAGTGGGCAAATAGAGGTATCAATCTTTGGACAGTAAAGAAACAAGAAAAAGCATTAGCTGCAAATACAACAAGTTTAACAGGTGCTAATTTATTTGGTTCAGGTGCCAACGCTCCAGAACAAATAGTTGACATCACAGATGTAATTATAAGAGATTCAAGTAACAATGATTATTCAACTACTGCAATCGCAAGAGCGCAGTATTGGAACTATACAGTTAAAACGACCAGCGGAAGGCCAACTCAATACTATTTTGAACGTACGATAAAC